TCGTGTTAGTCAAACACCAACAAAGAATCCATGGAAGATTACAGTTGAAATGCCAAACAGTTTTCGCTATAGTGATGCCAGAGCATTGATGGAAGAACTTGATACATTAGATACTTTTACTAACCAAGAAATTACATTCAGCAACAATGCTAAACTTAGTTGGATATTCAGATATCAAGGAGCAATGACTGGTGGACAAATCAGTGGATTAACAGTAGTAACTTATATTGGCAATCAATTGGTATTAAGTGGATTACCTACAGTAGCAGCAGGTACTACATTGTTCAAAAAGAATGACTTGATACAAATCAATACTTTCCCGTATCCATTCACAAGTCAAACTGATGTATTGCGTGGTGGTGGTGGAACAGTCACAGTCACAACAAGTAGACCAAACATTATATCAAGTAGCGTTACTGGATATGGAATTACAGTTGGTAATGATTGCACATTCAATGTTTTCTGTCCTAACATGCCAGTATACAAATTGATACCGGGTGGTTGGCAAATTGCAAGCGGTGTAACAACAAACAACGCATACTTAGAATGGTCAGATAATTTCTACATGTATGAATGGGTGGGGGAGGCATAAATGGAAAACATACCGGCGGTAGCAAATAACAAAACAAGCATTAATAGTGCCGAGTTTGTAAAACTAACAATTTATAACGATGTGGCTAACACAGCCGATACAACCGTTTATACATTCTCAAGTGCTTACAAGTATGAGACAATTGATGGTACACAGTACAGCCCAATGGGCGGATTACTTGGTGTAGGTATACAGCAAAGAGACATTCGTGTTACATCAGCCGATACATCAATCAGTTTAAGTGGCATACCTAGTGATGGTTCAGACAACATGGCAATCGTATTAGGCACAAAGATTCGTGGTAGTACAGTTGAAGTAATTAGAGGATTTTACAATGCCAATTATAATCTATCTAATACTGCACAGCGTTTTACTGGCATTGTAACAAGTTACAATGTAACTGAAGAACGCCATGATTTAGTTGACAATTTTACTATAACTATTAATGCAAGTAGTTATAAAACAGTATTACAAAATCGTGTTGCTGGTCGCAAGACAAATGGTGAAAGTTGGAGATCGTTTCCTGTATCTGCCACCGATACATCAATGGATAATGTGTATAGTTTATCAGACCAATACTTTGACTTTGGCGCTAAACCCAAAGCAGGAGCAAGTACACAAAGTACTGCATCAGCAACTACAGCAACAGCCGTATCAAGTAATGACGGTGGTATGGGAAGAGATTAAGCATGAAAATAAGACATGCCACTAAATATGATGCTAGAAGCATAATCAATATGCTTTGGCATTACCATGATTCTGGTGATGTAGAGGGACTAAACATTAGTGATGAGCAAACAGCATTGCGAGTCCTTACACATATATTAGCAGGTGCCGGCATTGCATTGGTTGCTGAAAAGAACAATCAATTAGTTGGTATGTTGATAGCCTTCAAAGTGCCATTCTTGTGGGACAATAGCAAATATATAATGAATGAGATTGCATATTGGGTAGAGTTTGAGCATAGAGGTGGCACAGCAGGTTACAGATTGATTAAAGAATATGTAGACGAATGTGAACAATTGAAAGAGAAAAAAATGATAGCAAATTACACAATAAGCCAAATGGAGGGTCAGACATTAAATTATTCACGCTTTGGCTTCAAGCCCGTAGAACATACCTGGTCACAATAACATGCCTATATTTACATTTATAGCAGCAACTGTTACAGCAATCGCAGGAGCAATTGGATTAAGTGCCGCAGCGGCATCAACAATTGGCGCCATTGGTGCATTTGCAGCAAGAACATTATTGACAATTGGTATCAGCAAATTGATATCAAATACAACTGATACACAAGCAGCAGGTAGCAATACACCAGCAGCAGATCCAAGAGCGCAAAAGTCTCCTACAACAGTTAACAAGATTCCAGTAGTCTATGGCTCGGCATATGTAGGTGCTACAATTACTGATGCTATATTAAGCACAGACCAAACAACAATGTACTATGTTTGTGCATTAAGTGAAGTAACTGATACAGGTACAATTAGTTTTGGTAACATATATTTCAACGGTGACCTAATTGCATTAGGCAGTGGTGGTGATGCTGCTAAAGTAATAAGTCTAACAAACAATGCAGTTCCTCCACAAGTAGATACCAAAATTTCTGGATATATGTATGTATATTTGTTTAATAATGGGTCTAGTAGTGGTATCAATACTGGTGGACAAACTGCAATACAAATACTTTCAGATGCTAGTATCCCGGTAGCCAGTCGTTGGTCGGGCACAGATACAATGAGTAGTTGTGCATTTGCTATTGTTAAATTAGTTTACAATCAAGATGCCGGTACAACACAGATTGGACAATTAAACTTCCAATTGAGTAATAGTTTAACCAAGCCCGGTGATGTTATTAAAGATTATTTGACTAACACAGTATACGGTTGTGCTATTCCATTGGCAAATGTTAATACAGCAAGTTTAACTAACTTGAATACTTATAGTGATCAACTAATTACTTATGTGCCTGTTGGTGGTGGTAGTGCAACTCAAGCAAGATATCGTATCAATGGTCCTATCAATACAGGACAAAACTGTTTAGCAAACTTACAAGACCTATGTGATGCCTGTGATACTTGGTTACAATACAGTGAATTGACCGGCCAATGGAAAGTTGTTATCAATCAAAGTTACGAACAAGCCGGCGAAAGTCTTGGTGATTTGTTCTTGGTTGACAGTTCAGTATTAATTGGTGGCATTGACATTAATCCAATTGATTTGAATGCAACTTATAACAGTTTAGAAGTTGGATATCCAAATGTAAACATTAAGGATCAAACTGATTACAGAGTATTCAAGTTAATTGATTATGTGCCAGAAGTAATGAGTCCAAACGAAGCGGCTAATCAATTGAGTGTTAACTATCCTCAAGTAAACAATTACATTCAAGCAGCATATCTTGGTGAGCGTAGATTGCTACAAAGTCGTGAAGATTTGATTATCACTTGTGCATTAGACTATAGTGGTATACAAATTGAAGCAGGTGATGTTGTAAGAGTTACCTTACCAGAGTATGGCTGGGATGAGAAGTTATTCCGTGTTAGTCAAGTACAAGAAGTTAAAGATGAGTCAGGATTCTTAGGTGCTCGTATTACAGCATTTGAATACAATGGTTCAATATATGGCAATGACCCATTAAATGATTTTGTACCAGAAGCAAATACTGGCTTAATTAATCCCAAATGGTTAGATAATCCTGGTACTCCTACTATTACAACTAATGCATTAACAGCCGGAACTGTAGCAGGTTTTAGTGTAACAAGTACAACTCCTGCTGTTGGTAGCACTATGTTTATGGATTTTAATTATGGATTGACTAGTAATGTTGATACACATAAATCATATTCAACAGTTCAAACAAGTGATGGAACACCATTTGCAGTTAGTACATCAGTAGTTGTTAATGTTGTTAATTTACCACCAGAAACATATTATTGGTCAACAACAGCAAGAACCAGCGTTACTGGTTATAAATCATTAGCAAGTGCGCCATACACATGGGGCGGACCTAATGTAACAACATATGATCCTACATCAAATACCGGGGGCATTGGTTATACAAATATTAATCCAACAGCAAGCCCGGAAGAAAGAATGTCATTGGTTGCATTTGGTATAGCAGATGTCGTCGCAAACACAGTTACTATGCCCGTACAGGCTAATTCAAATGTTATACTTAATGATCCTATATATCTAGATGGCACTGCATTAAATGCAAATTATTATTATCCATATTATCAAAACACATCAACTACCGCAAATGGATATTTAGCGACAAGTACATCAAGTTTTCAACCAGCAAAAGCATCATATCAAGTATTAAACAATGGAGATGACAATTGGTATGTTTTTGTATATGATAATTTTGGTTCAAGTTCAAGTTATCCATTAGATCCTACAGAATATTTCAAATTAGAATTAAATGCAACATTTATTGCAAACACAGATTCAGTTATGCAATTAGGTGCATTTTACTCAGGTAGCACTACAGGAACTGTAATATTCCATGATACGATAGTTGATGGAACTTACATATTACCGGCTAATGTTCCAACTGAAATAAATTTTGTACAAGCATATGCAAACAGTGCAAACAATGTTACAGATGGCGGCGGTTTTATTATGAAAAATATAATAGGTAACACAAGAGTAATTACACTATATACTAAATTAGAACTTTTCAAAGGAAGAATTGTATGAAAATGAGTAAACTAATTACAAATGAAGTTATTGAGATGTTTGAATTGATTGATACCGGTGATCTAAATAAATTTATAGAGTTTGCTAAAAATTACAACATTTTTCAAGAAAGTAATAGCAAATTTTATACACAAATGTGCCAAAGAATTAAAGATAGGTTAAATCGTGAAAATCTTAATGAAGATATTCTACGATAATAAAGGAACAACATGACAACAAGTTTAATTAATTTTGTAGCGAACGGAACAGTAACCGTTAATTCACAAAGCAACATTACTAATGTGGGAACATTAAGTCAACTAACTGTTTCTGGTAATTCTAATCTTGGAAATGTGGGTAATGTTAAAATTACCGGTGGTAGTGCCAACTATGTGTTAGTAACTAATGGAGCCGGCAATCTTTCATGGATAGCAGGTGGCAATATTTCCGGCGGTGGCACTGTTACAAATGTTAACACATCTGGAAGTGGATTAGGTTTTACACTTACAGGTGGACCAATCACTACTACTGGTACGGTAGCATTAACAGTTCCTAATGCAACTACCTTAAGAACCAACCTAACAATAGGCAATGTTGCAAATTTGAATTTGACCAGCAATAGTACCACATATCTTGATGGTAGTGGTTCATTTAGTGTTCCTGTAGGAAATTATAGTAATAGTAATGTTGCTAATTATCTTCCAATGTTTACTGGAAATTTATCAGCAGGTAATGCTAACATCACAGGTAATTTAATTGCAGGTAATGCTAACATCACAGGTAATTTAATTGCAGGCAATGCCAACATCACAAGTAATTTAAGTGCAAACAATGCCAACATCACAAGTAATTTAAGTGCAAACAATGCTAACATCACAAATACATTAAATGGCAATATTGGTAATTTTATTGGAAACATTTCTTCATTAAATGCTAATCTAGGAAATCTTGCAAGAGCAAATTATTTTCAAGGTGATGGTAGTCTATTGACTAATTTACCTGTACCAAATTATGCAAATTTTGCCGGAACATTAATCAATGGTAATAGTAATGTTCGCATTAGTGCAAATAGTAATGTAGCAATTAGTGTAGCCGGTAATAGCAATGTTTTTACAGTTACGGGTAATGGGGCTAACATTAATGGAATATTAAATGTAAGTAATGTTAATGTTGCTAGTAATTTATTTACGGGCAATGCTAATATTACATATAATTTATCAACAGGTAATATAATTGTTAATTTGAACATTAGCGGCAATACTGCAAACTTTACTGGCAATATTAATTCTGCAAATGCCAATTTAGGAAATTTAGTAACAGCAAATTATTATATAGGAAATGGTAGTTTATTAACTGGTATTACTGCTGTAAATGCTAATTTTGCAAATTATGCTGGTAATGTAACGGTATCAGCACAGCCAAATATAACATCATTAGGTAATTTAACTTCATTGATTGTTACTGGAAATTCAAATTTATCAACAGTAAACGCATCATCATTAACCGTTAATGGCATTTCAAATTTGAATAGTGTTAGTAATTTAATAATTACTGGTGGAAATAATGGATATTATATACAAACAGACGGATACGGTAATCTTGCTTGGGTATCAGGTGGTGGAACTGGCAACGGCGTAGTTGGTGGTTCTAACACACAGATTCAATTTAATGATACTGGCAATTTTGGTGGTACTGCTAATTTAGTATATAATAACACTACTGGAATTACTACAGGAAAATTTAATGGAATTTTTAATGGATCTTTTTTAGATCAAGTAAGTGTTGTAAATGCAAACATGCAATCTAATACAGCAAATTTAACATTTAATGTATTAGATGGCCCTGTTGTATATAATTATAATGGCTTGACACCCGGCGGCAACACTAGTGCCACTGCCAATTGGCAATTAAACTTAAGAGGTAATGCGACAACAACTTTTTCATCACTTTTAGATGTAAATCAATCATTAATTTTAGAGTATAATCATCTTATAAACTCTACCGCAACATATGTAACTGCACGATTTAGAAGAATTGAAATTGATGGAGTGTTAATTCCTGACACTGGAGGCACCGGTGCCAATGTAAAATATAATCAATCTTATCCTATTCCTATTAATTCTAATGACGATTTTTATAGTGTATTTTATATACAGAATACAGTGGTTGGTCGATCCAGCCAACGGTTTATTTGGAATTATAAAATTAGAATTATTAAAACAACTGTTGATCCATTTTATATTATAGTACCATTGAATATAAGTTTTAATGCCCTTCCTACTTAAAATTTTTAGTAAAGCATAAATAGATTATATACACCCGAACAGTTGCGAGGCAGCGACTGTTCGTCATTATCCGAGAAAGGAAAAACAATATGGCCAAATTTACACAGGCGACTCTTAACCAAGTCGCGGGCTTTGATGCTCAAGTTCTAGCACAAAACTTAATTTACAACCAAAAAGACTTTTGGAACTTTGAATGGTCAACCGTAACAAGTTACACAAGCGGTTGGCAAACTGGAACTACGCCAGTAGACTTGACTGGTGCTACTATCAATGCTCAAATCATTCGTAGAGCAATTACAAACTTTAGCGATAGCAGAACTGGATATGATTTTACAATCAGTGATTATCCTCTTGTTCCTCTTATCACTACAATCACAGCAAGTGCTACAAGTACAAATGAATTTACCTGCACTACAACAGCAGACCTGTTTGAAGATCAACCAGTAAGATTTGCAGGAGCAGTCTTTGGTGGTGTAGCAATCAATACAACATATTTTGTAAAAACAATAATAACCGAAGAAACATTTACAATATCAGCAACTCAAGGTGGTTCAGTGTTTGCACTAAGTACGGCTGCTGGTACAATGAGAATGAATCGGGTTGCACCTACTCCAGTAGTATTGACCATATCAAATGTTGTTAATGCTGCTGGTACATTCACAATGACTATTGATGATGACACATGGGACTTAATCGCAGGAGACCCAGACTTAGATATCAATGCAACTGATCCAGCATGTTTTACTGGTAGAATTAAAATAAG